GTCTCAATATTGGTTCGACCGGCTTATCGCCCCGACCGTGACATTCTATCCCGTTCCTGATGGGGCATTGTCCTATACGTGCAAATTTTACCGCGTGCGCCAGACGCAGGACGCGGACATCGCCAATGGCCTCAATGTCGAAGTTCAAAGCCGCTGGATGGCCGCCTTCGTGGCGGGCATGGCTTGGATGCTGTCCGAAACCTATGCCCCACAGATGGAAGATAAACTGTTTGCTCGATACATGCGCGCTTGGGACATAGCTGCGAAGCAAGACACTGAGGCGGTCCCGCTCTACATCACACCTGCCATTGGTGGGTATTTCAAATGAGCATGCGCCCGCATGGCAAGGCACAAGTCAGCGCGTTAAAACCGCGCGCCTTAGCTATTTGTGATCGTTGCCAGTTTATGGTGAACCACGACACGCTGCGATGGCAAATGCGCTGGCGCGGGCCTCGTTTACAGAACATTCGCATGCTGGTGTGCCAAAGTTGCTACGATGTTCCAAATGAGCAAGAAAAAACAATCATACTTCCAATTGATCCTGTAACGATCGCCAATGCGCGCCCGGAAAACTATGCCTTGGCCGACAATCCAGTCTCCGGTCTTGGCTATGATCCAGCCAGCGCCTTCATGCCGCCTACTCAACTCGGCATGAGCATCGGCAATCTGACCATGGGCGGCGGCGTTAATGCGGCATTCGATGGTGCGGTGGTGACTAGCAGCCTTGGCACAACGATTAGCCGCAGGTTTCCCAACTGTGCCAATCTGGCTAACTCGAATTCATCCTACAACTGGGTGGGCAAGAATTGGGCGGCGGACGCAACTGGTACGCTGGCAACCATGCCATCAACCGTTCCAGCCCAAACCCACATTGTGTCGTCCTTCACGCTCATAGCCCCAAGTGACCAAGCATTCTTGCGCACGGGTGTAACCAGCTATTTCCTGCAAGGTTCTGCGAATGGTGTGACATGGACAACCATCTTTGCTGGAACAACGGCTGGAACGGCGGGTGAAATCATCACAGCAAACACGACTTCGCAAGCTCCATATCCATATCATCGCGTGGCCATTCAAGGCGATGGCATATCGCAAGTCGGAATTGCGCAGGTTGAATTGAATATTGCTGATGCTGGACCTAACGAGATTTAACTATGAGCAACCTTAACTACAGTACATATATAACTCAGCTTATCACGCTGAATTCTATTGCGTCGTCAACCGATACGAACTTCACTAATGTTCTGCCAGGGTGCATAGATTATGCCGAGCAAAGAATGTACCGCGAGCTTGACCCCATGGTTACTCGCGTTACCGATACAAGCGCGACCGTAAGCAGCGGCGTTCGCACTTTCAATCTTCCGACCACAACTGGAACCTTTCTCGTTGTCGAGGGCGTCAATATCATTTCGTCCGTTGGCGCTCCTGCAACGACTGGAACTCGCAATCCGGCCTATAACACAAGCCGTGAATTTCTTGATTCGGTGTATCCATCTGCCGCATCATCGAATTGCGGATTACCGGGGTTTTGGACGCTGGCCTCTAATACGCAGATTATCTTTGGCCCCGCTCCTGATGCCGCCTACGTGGCTGAAATTGTCGGGACACAGCGGCCGACTCCACTTTCGTCTGGAAACAGTTCGACGTTTCTTACACAGGTTTTCCCAGACGCCTTCATGGCGGCTTCCATGGTTTATATGGCGGCCTTCCAACGAGATTTCGGAGCACAAAGCGAAAACCCGCAAGTCGCGCAAAGTTGGGAGAATCAATACAAGACGCTTATGCAGTCCGCGAGCATGGAGGAAATGAGGAAGCGCTACTTCGGCCCAGGATGGACGGCAATGTCGCCAAGTCCAATCTCTACACCTCCGAGGGCCTGAGCAATGGCTTGGTCCGCCATACAATTGCGTCCCGGGGTTGATACCCAACTCACGCTGTCTGCCAATTCGGCCGGCGTGTCTAAGTCTCAATTGATCCGATATAAGGAAGGATTAATCCAAACTTATGGTGGCTGGGTTAGCTATTATGCTGGTGCGATTGGTTCAACGGTTCGCGAACTTCATCCATGGCAGGACATCACTGGTGTTAAACACTTGGGAGTTGGCGCAACGGCAAATCTTGTTGTTCTCACTGCCAATTCTGCTCAAGATATTACGCCCCAAACCAATACGACAAATCCGACGCCGAACTTCTCGATATCATCCGGTTCAAATCTCGTAACCGTGGTTGATGGCGGCTCAAGCGCATCAACATTCAACACGGTATATTTCAACACGCCTGTCGCGGTTGGTAAGTATCTTCTAAATGGCGCGTATCCGATCAACTCTGTTGGCGGCTCGTCAATTTACACCATAAAACTCCCGTCAAATTCCACTACCGACGTTGTTTCAAGCAATATCGGGCCTGTTTCAACAATTCATAGCTCCGACCAATGTTGGCGGTCTTACGGTTCAAGGAAAATACCAGATCACATCAGTGATTGATTCCACAAACTTTACTATCACTGCGGTAACTCAAGCTACATCAACTGCTACCGCAACGATGAATGCAAGTCTGGCCCAATTGGTCTACTATATCACCACAGGACCAACTCAAGCTGGCGTCGGGTTTGGGGCTCTTGGATTTGGCTTAGGCGGATTTGGCGGCATTGCCACATCTGCTGGATCGGCTGGTACACCGATAACCACTACGGAATGGACATCAGACAACTGGGGTGAGGTCTGGCTTACTTGCCCGAAAGATGGCGCGATATACGCATGGTCGCCTGACTTCGGATTCCAGAACGCTCAAGTCGTCAATCAGGCCCCATTCTTCAATGGCGGCATATTCATCTCGATGCCACAGCAAATCTTGGTGGCGTGGCGCTCCGTGCAATCGACTGGCGTGCAGGACCCGCTATTGGTTCGTTGGTGTAATGCTGGCGACTACACAAACTGGACGGTTTCAAATCAGACTACGGCCGGCTCATTCCATATCCCGACTGGATCGCAAATTATAGGCGGAATACAGGCTCCAAGCTTTGGCTTGATATCAACCGACGTTGACGTTTGGACAATGACCTATGTTGGTGGAACGGTCATTTTCAACTTTACCCGTGTCGGCTTTGGATGCGGATGGATAGGGCCAAAAGCATGCGGCATTCTTGGCGGAACTCCATTCTGGATGGGCACGAACAACTTTTTCACGCTTGGTTCCAATGGTGTTGTCCCTGTTCCTTGTACGGTTTGGGACCAAGTATTTCAGAACTTATCGGCGGCAAACCAAGCCAAGGTTCGCTGTGCAGTCAATTCGACGTTCAATGAGGTAAAATGGTTCTATCCATCGGCGGCTTCAACAGGCGAGAACGATAGCTACGTCAAGGTTCATATCGAGGGGCAGGAATTCGAATGGGATTATGGCTCGCTAGACGGCACGGCATGGGCCGATGTTTCAATTGTCGGAATGCCGATCAGGGCTGATCACAATGGACAGCTTTGGCAACATGAGACCGGAAACGTAATATCGGGAGCCGCGTTACCGTCATTCCAGACTGGATGGTGGTCAATCAGCGAAGGGCAGGACTTAGCTCGCGTTGATATGATTATCCCTGACTTCATTTGGGGAACTCGATCAGGAGCACAAGACGCTTCCGTTGCGATCACATTCTTTAGTGCCAATTTCCCCGGTGACACGCCTTATTCATACGGCCCATATGTGGTCACACAAGCCACCGAATACATCAACACGAACATCCGTGGCCGGCTATTGTCTGTCATGATACAGAGCAATGTCAGCAGTTCATTTTACAGACTTGGCCGTATCCGCTACCGATACGCCCCGGCAGGGAGGCGATAATGGCCGTCGGCTTAAGCGAACTTCTCGCATCAATGCAACAGGGCGTGCAGGCGATCAACAACTTGATTACGCAGATCAAGACGACGTTTCCGCAGGCCACGACAAGCTCTACAACGGCACCATCTGTTGTCGGGACAATAACCTATACATCGTCGCAAGCGACTGGATTCCTTCTGGTAGCCTTATCGAGTGGCGTGACTGTCAAGTTTCCTTATTATAGCCAGTGAACTTATGAAGTGGCACGGGAGACTGACTCCTAGGTGTATGGGATGCTTGTAAAATACAGAAAGGTCTGGTAGTCAATGGTTTCTACATACACAACCGCTCTCGATCTTGAAAAACCCGCCAGGGGTGATCAGGTCGGAACCTGGGACACTCCAGTCAACGGCAACATGGATGTTATTGACGCCGCCTTTGGTCAGACGGCTACGATATCCGGAGCGGCTGGTTCTGTTGTGCTAGCGGCGGCACAGTTTCGCGCGGATCAAATCACATTCAACTCGACGCTTCTTGCATCGATCACGATCACATTTCCAACAAGCTTCACCAAGCCATATATGGTACAAAACCAATGCACTGGATCGAGCGCATTCACAATCACACTAACAACGACAGCGGCTGGCGGCCAAGCCATTGTATGTCCGCCATGGGAGATTTTTGACTGCGTAAATGATGGAACAAATCTCAAGTTCCGCAACTTTGGCCGCGTTGGAACCTATTGGGACTATGCCGGGTCATCCGTGCCGTCATGGGTATCTGGCTGTACCGTTCCGCCGTATCTTAACTGCGATGGAACTACGTTTGCGTCGTCGATATATCCAGCATTGGCGCTTATTCTTGGCTCAACCACATTGCCGGACTCGAAGGGGCGCTTTCGCGCAACGCTTAACCAAGGCACGGCGCGTATCACTTCTGGAACATCAACAGGCGGCGTTGACGGCAACACTGCTTATGCTTCTGGTGGCTCGCAGACGACCACGCTATCAAGCCAAAATATGCCGCCAATTCCGATTACCGATCCAGGACATACTCACACGTTAAATAACGGAACACTCGTATATCGACAAACTGGTGCATTGAGCTTGCAGGGCGGTGGTTCTGCCGCTGTCAACACAAACACTCTTACTATCGCCTCTGCTGCCACCGGCATCTCTGCCGGGTCAACGTCTCCTACGAACTTTTCGGCATTACCCCCAGTTTACATTGGCGGGATCACACTCATAAGGGCGGCGTAACATGCCTCTCATCAAATCAGGCTCCAAACCATCATTCAAAACAAACGTAGCTGAAATGATACGCGCTGGTCATCCACAGAAGCAGGCATTAGCTGCCGCATATAGCAATGCGCGAAAGTACGGCGCCAAGTTTGCGAGCGGTGGCGTTCCGTTACCGACTCCAAATCCATTGCGCAATACACCTGAACCGGATGAGCCACGAGATTTTGGCGACCCATCTTGGCCTCCTATTGATGACAGGCCTCTTGAGCGATATCCAACGAAAGACGACGCTGCTTTTGCTCGCAAGTATGATTTTTCATATGGCCAATCTGATGCTCCATTCGTCAATAATGAAAGATATCGTCTTTTAACTGGTGATCCAAATGAAAGCCCAATGAAGGCTATAGATGCTGTGGGAGAAAAGGCAAAGGCCATACAAAATATCAAAGGAGCAAATCCAGTTCTTGATGAGTATTACGCACGAGGTTCGCTTGCTGCACGTCGTAGCGCGTTGGCGGCTCTTGGCTGGGACCCTGGAAAAGTAGCTGTTGATATAGCGCGAGACCCGGAAAAAGTTAATATTCTCGGAAAATTTTCACATAAAAACGATGAGATATATGCAAATGCACGAAGTCCATCGACAATTATTCATGAAACAATCCATCGCGGCATCAAAAAATTGAGTAATGGTCCGTTTTGGAAACCAGAATTCAACGAAGTTCTGAACCGCGAAAATGAAAATACAGTTCGCCATTTGATGATAAAAAAGATGGGTGACCCAGAGGGATCACTTGGACCAGAAGATAAGTCACAACGTGATTATGGCGATTACAGATTTACCAAGAGTTTAGCAAGCCAAAGACTAAGTAAGATTCTCGATGAAATGGAAACAGCAGCAGCAAAGCAGATAGCTATGACAAAACCAGGAGGGCCACGCGCAAGCGGTGGCCGTGTCAATCCGTATTACGCATGTGGTGGAGCATCTAGGCGTTACGCATCTGGCGGTGGTTCACCATGGGAAGAACGAGCATCAGGCCGCGCATTGACACATCAAGGCTTCATCCATTCGCCAGTGCCAGGCCGCACTGACAAATTGCCGATAACGGTAGGGGGCGGAGCATATGTAATACCAAGTTCGCATGTTGCTGCTCTTGGACAGGATAATAGCATTGCCGGTGCTGATGTTATAAATCGCATGTTCAAAATGGGACCTCATGGGGGAGGACGACTTCCAAGCGCCAGACCAAGATTGCCAAAATTTAGCAAAAGTCCACATTTGGCTAAAGGTGGGCCATCAAAAAATGTAGCTATAATAGCCGCAGGTGGTGAAGTAGTTTTGCCGCCAGAGAAGATA